GTCATAGTCCGTGACGCTGAACATCTGGTCGCCGTTTTCGTCCACGATCCCGAAAATTACGGTCAGGATCGCTTGCTCGTAGAGATCGACGCGGGGCAGGCCCTCGCGCTCCCCCTCCGGTAATGCCTGATCTTCCTTCCAAGCGGTATGCGCGGCGTCGTTGGCGTAGATAGCATCGAGGAGGTCCACGCGCGCCCGCGCCGACAAGGCGCGGATGCGCACGGTGCCGCCCCACTCAGGAACCTCAACATCAGAGGTTGGAATGGGGGCGGCAAGGATCGCGTCTCGTGAGAGGAGCATTAGACAGCGGTGCCCTTCGTCACCGCGCCACTGACCTCAAGCGTGATCGCGCCGGTCCACTGCTTATCGACGCCGCCCGACTTTTCGAACGACGGGACGAAGGCGTCGAACGTCCACTGCGTGCCGCTGGCCACTACCTTGAACGATGCCAGCGTACCGGCGGTGCGCGCCGTGTCACACGCTACCTGACCAGCGTCAGCGACGATGTAGTTCACGCTGATCTTGATCGACCCCTCATCGGGGATACCCATCTGTTTTTCTTTTGCGACCGAATCCAAGTCCGTCACATCAATGATGGATGCAGCGCCTGAGCCGATGCCGCTAAAGTCGGTGACGCCCGAGATTTTTGTGTAGGTGCTACCGGTCTTGATTGAGATTGTCGTTCCCTGCGACGGCAAAACGTTCTTGGCCATATTTCTCCTGAAAACTATAGTTCAGGATATTTATCTCAGTGGCCTGATTTAGACGGTTGTGTAGAATTTAAAGAATAAGAGTGCTCGATGAAGTGTGGCCTGTGTCGTGGTGTCGGCCATCATATGTTCGTCAAGCCACTCGACTGTCTCGACGCCGTTTTCCTTCCAGATGATGAGGCTGTTTCGGATGGCGCGCGCGAGGATTTTCGCTTGGCCGCAAGACTCACTCGATATGCTGATCTGGAACGTTACGAAGCCTTCGTCGCCCACCGATCCGTCAAGATCGGTCGTGACCTGCGTTTCGAGAAGCTGATAGACCGCGCACGGAAGGGCGTAAGCAGTTGGCGCGACGCTGGGGTAGACATTCGTAATACAAGTTTTGAGGCGTGCGTTGAGAAGCTGGTCGATCATCTGGTATTTAGACGCCGCGCTTGATCAACTGCTTGTTCAGGACCTTGCCGATTGTATCGATGATAGATTGCTGAGAGTTTGTCAGCGCGCGAATCATGAAGGGGTCGGCGGCATTGTGAATGCTGCCAAACTCAACGAATGAAGAATGGTACGCGCGTGAGCCGATCGTCACCGCGTTCTTGACCTGCGTGGGGTCAGTGCTCTTAAGTTTCTTTACCTTGATGTTGTTGACGATCTTCCCGTGCGTTTCTTGCCGCGTCGTGCCACCCCGGTTGTGACGGGTGCGCGTTTCGCCTTCGGTTGTCTTCGGGGAGTTTGGGGCCTCTTTGATCGCCTCTTTGCGCAGCGTGGCCGCGCCTGCACGGTTCGCAATTTGACCGGCTTTCGTGGCTTCCTGCTTCGACAGGCTCTCCAAGCGGTCTTGGAGCGCCGCCAGACCCCGCATGTTCGCGGTGATCACAAGCGCTCCTCCAATGTGAGGACCATCGTTTGGCGGCGGTCTGGCTGGTCGATCGCCACGATGTCGAATTCGGTGTCATCGATCTGGACGCGCATCGCGGTGGTGATGTCGGGGCGATAGCGGATGAGGTAGCGAGCCGTGGAGTAGGTATCGCGACCACCCGCCCGCGCGGCGTCCTGCGTGCGCAATGCGAGGCGCTGGGCATATAGCGAGGCGATCTGGCGAAAGCTGGTGATGACCTGACCGAATTCGTCCTGTTCGTTGCCTGCGTCGTCGTAGCTTCCGGCGTCATCGCTCGCGCCAGCGCCTGCCGCGAAGAACATGAGCGAAGAGCCGCTCGTATCATCGGGTTCGATAGCAGGTGCCCCGGCGGCGACACGCGTCAGGGAGATGTTGGGCGAACCGCTGCGCGCGCTTAGGAGCGTCAATCGCCGGTCGAGCTGCCCCGCGTTGATCTTCACAGCGAAAACACCCGGAATGGGGCGCAAAGGCGAGTGATCGTCGTCATTGCTGCGGTGGTGTCGCCCGCGCGATCATCGAAATGCGCCGCAACGTGAACTGCGATGGCGTGTTTTAGCGCAGTCGGGACGATCGGTGTCACGAGCTTGCCGTCACCGTCCGTGTAAGGTCGAATGCGTCGGCTGGTCAGGTGTTCGACAATATCCGCGCCAGACTCGACCAACATCTGTATCGCGTTTGGGTCGGTTCCAGCATCAATTCTAAGCCATTCTTGAAGTTCGCTCTGTGTGATCAGCATGAAGATATTTATGCTGATACGAAAAGAGCGGGGATTGCTCCCCGCTCTTCGCTTTTCATCCTGCTATTCCGGCTTATGCCGCGATCTTTAGGAGCTTGTAAGCTGCCGTATCCACGACACAGCCACCCACACGCTTACGCGTCTGGTAGGTGACGTAAGGAGCCGCAATATACGGGTTATACAGCATCGACATACCAACCCGATCCGCGATCGTATAAGCACGTTGGAAATCACCGAAAGCAATCGGCGTGCTGTTGGCAGCGACGTTCGGCATGTCTTCCATTTCAACGACTTCGTAGCCGCACAGAAGGCCGGGAACGCCCGACTGCAACGAGTCCTGCCACAGATAACGGCCGGTCGAATCCTTCAGCATACGGACCTGCCCAAGCGTATCCTTGTTCATGACGAACTTGGCGTTGGGGCGATACGCGGCCTTCAGGCTATGAACGAGGGCGATGATGGAGTCCGACGTGATCTTAGCAGCATCACCCGACTTCACGATCTGGACGGTACCGAAGGCGCGGGTCGCATCCGGGGTCAACGCGGTCGTGACGCTGAGGAGGCCTTTGGGCTTCTTCGCGCCGTCGCCATTCACAAAGGCAGCACCTTCCGAGCGTGCGAATTCAGTCGCAACTTCGGTCGTTACGAAGCTGGCGATGTCGAATTGGCTGTCTTCAAGGATCGTCTGAGTGACGAAGGGATTGGCATAAAGCTCGCCGAACGAAGGGACGATTTCCACGATAGCCGAGGTGGCGGTCTCCGGACGTGCATCCTTCTCGCCAACCCAAGCCGAGGCAGTGCCACCCGTCGAGAACGGAATGTGGAAATCCGGAGTCGTAACCGACACGACGCGAGCGATCGAACGCATCGGCGAAATGTCCACAACGGCCTTCTGAATCTGACTGTCGATCAGTTTAGGCACGGTGTAGCCGCCCTCAGCCGGGACCAGTGCCGACATCTGTTTGATTTCGACAGTATCGCCGCCACGGAGATACATGTCGAACGCCTTCGTCTCATTATCGGTCGTGATGTTCGACACGATAGCGGGGCGGCCTGCGGCAGTTTCCAGCGCCTTGATTTCAGCGCGAAGCTCGGTCAGCGCACTCTTCAGCGCATCAGCCTGCTTGCTTTCCGCGCGGTCTACGGCGGACTTGAACTCGGTTTCGAGATTCTTGAGTTCGGTATTCAGGTTATCGGACATACATCTCCTTGATTGTTGCAACACTCGATCGGATGGCCGCTAACGCAGCCTCGTGATATTTAGCTTCCTGCTCATCATCGGCGTCTTCTTCGACATCACCCGACTTTTCATCTTCTTCATCCGTAACCTCGTCATCGGTGGCGTCATCATCGCGGCTGTCAAAAAGCTTTGTGATCGCCTCTTCGCCAAAGCCCGCATCCGTAAGTTTCTTCTTCAAATCTTCATCCATGTCATTCTCCTGATTCTTGACGCTCGCGACACGCGCCAATTCGTTGCACGGGAAGGTGACGACTGAGATTTCGATCAACCTCGCCTCAGTGATTGTCCGCGTCTTCCCGTCGATTTCATATCCGGTCGCGATATATCCGATAGACAGCCCAGAAACTGCCCCTGCCTTCACCGCTGCGTAGGCGTCGCGGCCCGCCGTAGTGTCGAGGAATTGGCCGCTTGCCTTGAGGCCAGTTGAGTCCTCTACGAGATCGGTCCACACGCCAATCGGCAGCGCAAAGGCATCGTGATTGAAGAACATGGCGGGCATCGTTCCCGCCGATTTGTGTTCTTCGAGCGTGGCGCTGAATGCTCCGGGCGCGATGATGTCGCGCGCCTGATCCACATTGTTGAAAACTGCGCCATAGCCCTCGAAGGTGCGTGCTGTAACGCCTTCGGTATCGGCAAACTTAACTTCTATCTTTCCCGCGAATGCCTTCTTTTCCATGAGGGTATTTATTCGGCGGGGGCTTGTGGCTGCTTGTCGGGGCCGAAGAGATTGACAGCGGGCGTCAGGAGATCGGCTGTGGGATCATCGGATCGATCGAAACCTTCCATCTCACGAGCCTCATTGCGGGTGAAAATCCCGCTCGCGATCCCGTTTTTATAATACTCCATTCGCTCTTTAGCGGTGCCCCGTAGAAAGTCGCGATTGTCGATGGTGATGCGAAGGCCTGCGGCGCGTTCGGCATCGGTCAGAAGTGCTTTTTCCGCTGACTGCATGTAGCGAGCGTGCCAATGGGCATCCGTGTCTTGGTCATGTGCGATATGGGCTTGCTCGACGCTCGCGTAGGACTGTGAACCGAGCGATTGAAAGACTTTCGTCGGGCTGACGCGGAAAAATCGGCAGACTTCTTCTATCTGGTAGCGGCGAGCTTCGATCCACTGTGCATCGTTGGCCGTGGACGCGAGCGGATTGAACTCGACGCCTGCGGGGAGGAGGATTGTTTTGTGAGCGTTGCCCACCCCCTTGGCCTGTGAGTTCCAAAATTCGGTGAGTTCGCGGACCTGTTCGGGGTTCAGCACAGTGCCGCTTGAAGGAGACAGAATGCCGCCCGGCTTTGCGCCGTTCTTGAATAGATTTGCGCCGTACGTCTCGGTTGCGGTCGCGAGGCCAAGGGCGTTGCGAGCCGCCTTGATCGTGGGCATCCCTTCGTAGGATAGCCAAGCCGGTCCCTTCAGGTGCCAGATTTGCGACGCGGGGACGCGCATCCCGTATAGATAATATCGGACTTCGCCGCCCAGCTTGGTTTCATCAACCTCGATCGACACATTGCCGGGATCGATGGGGAGAAGTTCGAGTATCTCGCCAGTGCGCTGAGAACGATTGATGAAGACGTGGGCGTTGCTGTTTAACGCGAGATGCCAGCCAATCTGTTCGCGAAATTCATAGCTGGTCTGCCGCGAATTCGGTGAACGATTGAGAAGATTGTAGAGCGGATGATCGGTTGCAGCGATGCGCCCGCCAGACGTTTCGCGATGAAGATAGCACGGCGGCAGGGCGAGGCCTTCTGCTATCACGCGAGCGCAAGCATGAACTGCGCTGACCGTCGTGCCACCAACACCGACGCCCATGGCTTCGCGAAGGGCCTCCTCTACCGCTTCCGGTGAGGAGATCGTAGGTGTTACTGTTTTGTATTCTGACTTCTGTTCTGTTGCTCCTAAGAGCCAATCCATCCAACCCATCTGGTATTTAGGTTGGTGGGATTAGTCCAAGACGGCGAACGTCAGTTTGACGGGCGGGGTAGGGGGCGTCTCACATGACGCGGCGTAAGCCATGAGTGTCGCGATCATCACGTC